GTTCGGTCGCACAGGTTCGCCGTCTAGCCAGTCAGCACCGCAGCTCTCTCTAAACTTGCCCGTCCAGAACGACTTCTCCCGATTAAGGTTGAAGCCGCACCAGGTGAGGCAAGCCATAAGAAGATCTACGGCCTCTACGGGAACAATAATATCATCCCCATAAACGCTAACTAGATCCTGATCTTCACCGCTGAGTTCGGTACACGAACTTGCAATCGCCCAGAAAATGAGCGTTTCAAGTTCAAAAGTGTAGCCGTTACCCATCGAACTGAATTTCTCCAGTTCGTATTCACGGCCGCCATAATTCATATGGCCGGTACGGAAGGAAGCGAGCAGGTCTACCCACTCCTCCGGTAAGAGATCAAACACGACTGAGAATGCTAGCGTATCGCTAGCCGAGGAAAGGTCGATCGTCGCAAGACGACCGTCCATGGAGGCTCCTCGAGCCGCCAATTGATTCCTCGTTTGATCACTCAAGTCTTGTTTAGCACGGACGCGAAGCCTCTCCTTGAGGAACCCCCCGATTGCCAACTGCACAAAGCCGTTTAGAAGCGGCTCGATGCAGATGGGTCGATGGGTCTTCGCGTTCTTTTCGACGAAGGTCAGTCGAGCCGTGTCAACTACTATGTTACAAGGGCTAACAATCTCTCTAGTCTCTACATCACTGTAGGCACCAGAGGATTGATAACATGCCCAAGGAGGGCATTCTCGTAACACCTGATCAACGACGGGTAACATCTCTTCACTACACACCAGTGGAGCCGCAAGTTTGTTCTCGAAACAAGCGAGCGACTTTTTCACAGTTGTAGACGCCCCAGGCCCGAATCGGAACCTGAGACGGTCAAGAGCAGGGACTTTCCCTAGGACAGACTTGATTTTCTGTCGCGCCCGCGAAATCGCGAGCGCGACACCCCCGTAGGGGCATGTCTGGCCAAAGTACTCGTTTACTCTTCGGCACTGCAGTTCGGCAGCTATCGCTGCCTCTACAGCTGCCTTCAGCGGATCAAATCCTAGCTCCAGGTCACGGTTCTTTGAGAACAATGCCTGAATTAGGGTCGCGCCGCGATAGTCTGTAACATCGATGTCTTTTGGGACACCGACCAGAACTAATTCGCGGTACTTCCGAGCATGGACCAACTCAGACATGTAGTCCGAGTATACTCCGCTGCTACGCAGCTCTGCAGCAACCAAGGAACTGAAAGCTTCATCAGCTTCCTTCTTCAAAGGATAGATCCATCTATCCCAGCGCCGTTGATGGCCCTTCTTGTTCATAAGGAGATAACCTCACAAATAGATTGAATATCGGGGTTCAAAAGCAAGAACGCTAGAACGCGTCCTCGCCGTACACCATGAACCGAGTGATCGGTCCAGTTCCGTTTTTGACGGCGTCAGCCACAGAAGTTCCACTCAGGGTTCCGGTAGCGGTCGTCGAAGACGCGCCGCCCAGCAAACCAAGAGTAAACTTCAGGGCATTCGCCATATCAGCAACGGTGGCACGACTATTTTGAATCGTCGTGATAGTGTACGGGGTCTTGTAAGCCACCTTCTGTGGGGCTACATAACCAGCCGACGTTCCCGCCGTCCCGAGGGTCTCCAACACGGGGACCTCGAGCTTCAAGACCCTGCGATATGAACCGTCCGCCAACTTTTCATTGACGAGCTGTTCTACCGTTATCTGACCGTCCACCGGGACCCCGGAGACCTGCGCACGCCATTTCGGACGCGCGTTAGTCACGGGAATCAAGGTGAATTCGACCAGCGGGTTCGCATCATCCTTAATAAGGATGTTTGTCATTGCACCCATGTGCATAATCTCCAGTTTTAGTTACAGAACTCGGAGAGGGGATACCCCTCCAAGACGATTGGGGGCGGAGTAGTCAACTCCACTTATCCCGGCCACTACACTAGTTATAATGATAAGTAGTGCGCGACCCATCATTAAAGATGAGTTGATGAGCCAACGCTATGGCGTTTAAGATCCTCTTACCCTGGACCGCACCATGGACCCGGAATGCCGGGAATGGAACGGAGGGAGGGGATCCTAAGACTGAACGCTCTAGGTTGAAGAGCTCGAAGTCACAATCAGGCGAAATCCCAGATTGCTCACGCCCGGACCCTAGCGGGAATCCTGTTCCCGCAGTAGAGGTCCGAATGCTTGAGGTTCTGAGAAAACGACCTTTCATGAAAGGTATTTGACCTATTAGGTTCAAGTACGTGCCGATTGGCATAAACCAATCCAACACAAACGAAAATGGGATTCTCTCCCATAGAATCGTCGCCGGGTTCATTAAGCCCAGCTGTCTTGCAAACCCCATCTCCTCGTACAATTCGAAGAGATAGGATCTCCTAACTTCAACAACTTGAGGTACACCAACTAAGTAATTAGTATTCCACGAAAGTTGATACTCTTTGTGCTTTGCTGCACGATTGTACAGCTGCCTGGGACCATTCGAGATCGCCTCAAAAGCCTTCGCGGCTTCGAAGCAATCCTGGATGGTTGGCTCCCAGGCGTAGCGCATCTCCAAGTACCTACCCGATATATCGAGAAGTTTCATCTTGTCGACCGCGTCCTTACGCGGCGGGGAGGCACTGAATCTACGAGCGAACGCAGCGAAGTTTAATCTCCGCAAATCATTCACACCGTAGACTATCGACTTTAGAGTCCCAAGGACTGTTCCTGCTAGCTTGTCTACTTCGGCTAGGGATACCCCGAGATCCATCTCGTGGCCCTTAACTTTTTTCAACAACTTCGAAAGAAGTGCCGACTCCTCTCGATCGGTCCAGAATATCTGGAACCGACTAAGCGGAAAAGTAGGAGAGTTAATCCCACCTGCCGCATTCACGGGCCCATAAGCTGTGGTACCAGCGTCACCGCTGGTCCATGTACGCCAAGAGTGATTAGTCCTCTCGGTATACAAATGCGTAACGGGGTCTATGTATCCAACCTTGTTAGGGTTGGAAGACCTCATACGTATATGGGCAACAGAATAAGAGTTCCATTTCGGCTTTCGAGTGAAGCGAGTGGTGATGGTTTTGCCATCGCCGCCCGTCCAGTTCTTAGCCGAGTGAAGCTTCTCTGTCGTGGGTGCAGGATACGGGCCAGAGGCCCAGGACCCAGTAGTCATAGCTTAACCAAAGGAGGGTTCGTAAGAAAGATCTCACGAGCCTTTTCGGCGACTGGGGAGTTCCCAGATTGCCTACCTTCGATAACGAGGGCAAGAACCCTCAATTCCGCTTCCAACTCCGCCATAGACAAGGAACTGTAATAGTTCTGAACGTCTTTAGCGGAGGTAGGAAAGGGAACGCCGCTGCAATTCTCGAGAGAGACTGAACCGGTACCCGTGGAGGTTTTAACTCCCCCAAGGGCGGACAGGCTCCCGAGGAGGAACATAATCGCCTCACGGCGAGTGACTTTCGTCATCATGTTTCCTTTTATTAATGGCAGCAACCTAAGCATTTGCCTAGGTCAGTATGAAGATACAGCACACCTGTAAAGGTATGTAAGGGTAACCACTCCCTCAGCGCCGGTC